GTCCAGTCTTCAGTAGCAAAGAGATTGCTTGATCGTGTTGTGTTAGCCATAGATTCACCTTCCTATAATCGTATTTATTGCTGTGATAAACTACTACTATTAAAGGCTAGCTTACTGTGCCGTCTTGTCTGTCAAAATTAATAATTAGGTTCTCGCTCTCGTTAGATTGCAAGAACAATAGGTTAATTTGTGCTTGGAGACCATTTTCGTACTCTTCGATAACAAGTTGTTGTAAAGAAACACGGGGATCTTGTGCAATAGTTGATGTAACTTCCTCAAGAAGTAGGTTTTTTACCTCTTCTGTTAGTGGTTCCATAACTAAATCTAATACCCCACTGCCATATCCTGGTACTCCAACTTTTTCGCCTTTACGTATAGCAAAGGCATTTAACAAATCGCGTTTAACTAACTCTAAATCTACTACTTTAGTAGATGAAAAGTTTCCTTGTAGGGTACTAAACCCTCTGTACATCGCCATTGCTGTTCCTCCTTTAAGACCAAGTCTGTGCTAGGTCCTCTTTACTAGTGTCGTCATACCACTTATCTGTATATCCCAAATTATCCGTAGTGCCTACCATACTAACAGCAGCTACTCCTTTTTGGAACCATGATGCTAATTCTTTAACCATACCATCAGCACTAGCTATATTTACTGTTCCAATAATTGGTTTTGGATCAATGACTCTACCTTCTCGAAAGTCGCTTGCAACTGTTGCGTTAGCAGCTCGGGCAACCATAACCATTCCAGCAATAGTGCTTTCGTCATCATCGTCTTGAATAGCACCAGTAAATGTTGCGTTTTGATAATCGTCAACAATGTCTGTTAAAAACAAATCTTCTTGAATATTGCCAGCACCAAGGAAAGCAGTTAATCCATCAATTCCTAATTTGTTAGTCCACATTCTTGGATTTTCAAGCTCGCCGTTAAAGAACGTTTCTGGTCTAACAAATCCATTATTAATTAGAGATACTGCATCTGTGCCATATTTTCCAACTGCCTTGGTTATCGGATCAATAAACGATAATAACCCTCCGCTACCTGCTTTTTCTACAGTGGCAGCGGCTAGGTTTTTAATTATATCACTAGATAAGTCTCCAACATTAACATTGATATCGGCTTGTTTTAAGATAGTTGATGCTAAAATATTTTCACTGTTTGGCAATAATTTAATTAGGCTAAGCCCAGGGCCATCTGTTTTAACTGCTTGATTTAATGCTGTAATTAAAACAGTTCCACTTGTGGGTATATCGCCAACTTGAATAGAGCGCAATAATGATTCCTGTGTAGTAGTCTTATGTTCAGCAAAAGGTTCATGAGTCGGCACACGGTCTACTGTAGTTTTAAGTGTTTCAGTAGCTTCCCAAAATCCCTTTCCGTTACGGACAGTTTCTGGTTTAGTACTTTTAATTGCGGCTTTTTGGTTTCTTGCGCCGCTAGCCTTACCATTAAGTGCTAAACAAGCAGCTTCCAGGTCCATGTTTCCACTAGCTTTAATTCCTACCTTAGATCCTTCTATTTGTAAATTAGATCCACTCTTAATATCAATGCTCTTAGATCCATACACCATAGCGGCACCCTCACTATTCATGTGAGCTAGATTACCGCCTTCTAATTGCAAAATGTTTCCAGCTACTATTTGAATATTATTCCCAGCAAACATCTTAATACTAGAATCAGCATGCATATTGATATTTCTACTTCTCAGGTTAATGTTAGTTCTACTATAAACGTCAAGCTGTCCTTCTGCATCCATTTGAATCCAAGATGTTCCCTTGCTGTTTCCAATATAAATTAAGTCTTCAGTATCATGCATTAAAATTTGATGACCAGCAGCAGTTCTAAATCGTATTAAGTTGTTGTTGCCCTCAATATCACCGTCGTCCATTACAAGACTATGTCCGTGTTTTCTTGCAAACTTGCCTTCAACCGCAGCGGCCTCAGATTTAGTTAAGTCAGCATTGCTTTTTAACTTGCCAATAATAGCCGTATTGTCTGCAATATCAACACCGTTAGGGGCAACACGACGGCCTTTGGTTGTAATACCAAACAGTTCACTTGGTGTTTCTCGCATATAGTTACTGCTAGTTAGTCCGCGAATTTCGTCTTGATCTATTCCCTGAGTTTTTAGTATACTGTGTGTATAAAAGTCAAAGGCTCTTTTAGGAGTTAAATAATTCTTTATCTCGTCAGTTCGGTTATCGTTGTCGTTAAACTCGCCGCCTGGTGCTTTAGTTCCTCTAATCTGTCCTGGCTCTGTAGTAATATTAGACGTAAGCGCAGGCTCAGGCAAACTTTGCATCATATAAGTGTCAGGGGCACAAGCAAACCAAAATCCATCTTGATTTCTGCCTTCTGGAAAGAAGCATAAAACTTTAGTTCCAATATCCGGACATGGATAAACCATACCAGCAGTGTTCTTTGTTACAATAGTATTATCACCAGAACCTAGCACTTCTGTCCTGCTGTAGAAAGGGGTACAATATCTAACTTGGCGCCACTGTGACTTAACATTTTCATTTCCCGCATCAGCAAAGGTAGGAATGAATACACTTAGGTTGCCCATGCTCGCAGGGTGAGCATTAACCTTGACTATACCAATAACAATGCCTTTTTCTTCCCTGATACCGGGAATATCTTCAGTCTTAAAGTCGGCATCGCCACCTTTAGCTGAACTTGCAAAATCTCTACTTCTTGACATTACTATTCCTCAAATATAGTCGATACTTCACTGATATCGATAATTCTGCCGTTGTCTTGAATTTGACTAAATGTATCATCTTCATCGCCTATTCCTTCCGCAAACTGTCCTTGGTCAGATTCGTCAGCCAATCTTTGTATCCTATTAGCCTGAAATCCAGTAACTGCGCTTTCGCCTATTGTAGATAATACAGCAGATCCTTTGCTAATTAATGTACCTAATGGATCTTTGCCAAACAGCAGACTAAACAATGTTTCAGTTAAATCACCAACTTGCTTATCTCTACGATCTATAAGCTCGATGCTTTCTAAGCTTCTGCCTACTCTTCCATTAATAGGTTGCATTTTTTCTCTAAAACCATACAGTCGTTGAGTAAACATACCTCCACTAAAAGTCGATTCAGATGACGTAAGCCGGTAAACACCACTAAACTCACTACTAGTATACTTTCCTTGACCAGAAAGGTCAACAAGTCCAGTAAGTTCATCATAGTCTGATGGCGTTTTTAAATTTATCTGGACATAAGGCGGAGTTAAGTCATAGTTAATAGTATCGTCTGGTAAAAACGGTTCTACAAAAATAGCATCACGATTTCCCTGTGGTTGGAAAAATGCATCACCAATTGGTAAGAAAGCAGGATCTCCTAGGATAGCTACATCAAGCTGTATCAAATCATATCCATCATACATTAAGTTAGACATTAAATCTTTACTTCGTTTCTTCGTAACAGTTGTGTCATTAATTATCCCTTGGCCCTGCTTGCTTTGGTTTATAAATTTAGTCTTAGGTGCCCAGGTAGATTTATCTTTTGGATTGTCTGCAGGAATACCAGTGCCAATAGTATTTGCGTTATAAAAAGCATTATCAAATTGCAGTATTAAATCAGTAATCTCTGTATTTAAACCACTAAAGATGTAATCATATACTTTATGTACCCCTTGCCCTTTAGGCGTAGTCTTGGGAGCCCAGGGAAAATCACTGTAATACATTCCGTGAACTGCTATAGTCCATTTAATATGAAATTTATATCTTCCTGCTTTATGGTCCCAGCCAAGAGATTCCTGAATCTGTGGTATAATTTTAAACCATTTAATAGCCACGTTACTTGAAGACTGTTGGGAATTATTAGCAATGCCGTTAGCCGCGTCGATATTTTCGTCAACGTAATCACTTGCTACAACAATATAATTTATTAATGCCACTACGTCCGTCGCACCATTAATTCTAAATAAGTTAGTCGTTGGATCTAGATTAACTTGCCCTCTGAGCTTTGATGCAGCTTGTTTGTATACCTCGTTATTCTTTTGTGGAGTATTGAGAGCATCAAATTTTGAACCAACTAACTTAGCGTTCTTAATTTCTGGAGCAATTTCAAAACTCCACTTATCAGCAATATCGGTACTAGATGCTATTTTCTTGCCATCTTTGTCAGTAGTTTCTTTTGTTTGTGATTCAAAGTAATCGTTAATTGCTTTAGATAAATCAGCACTAGGGTCTCCTAACGGGGTTTTTATGCCTTGAAATTCAGCTGAGCCAAACTCATCGCCAAGAATCTCTGTTTCATGTTTAAATTGTTGGGCAGTTCCTCCAAAAATATCATTCACTGTACCTGCACTAACTTGTATATTGATAGGAATAGTGCTAGATAAAGAACCAAGCACGTCTTGATGAAAAGGAATTGCCCTAATTTTGTATACTGTGCCAGTAGATTCAACTCTAAAAGTTATATTCGTTAGTTTAATAGGAATGTACTTAGGCTTAATTGCTCCGATTATTTCTTCACCCGAATCGTTGTACCCTTTAAAGGTAATCTCTAACAAGTACGGAGTATTTGTATAGTTTTCACCTTCTCCGAGAGAATTTTTTGCTTCATTTTTTAACCGTTCAATAAGTGTTACACCCATTGGTTCAGTAATTTCAAAGCTAATTTTAACAGCATTTGTGTTCGTAGTTCTAGTGTTGGGGCTAATCCCCAAGTTAGTCATTTGTAGATTATCAATAAAAAAATCTACATCAAAATTATCACCACCGTCAAAACCAACTCCACCACTTCGCATAATTAGTTGTTTGGGAATCTGAGCTACACTGCTGGGGTTTTTTAGTAACTTTACATAATTAGCAGGTTGCAGCATATAAAGCGCAATATTGTATGTATGAGAGGCATAATCACTAAGTTGGTTTGGTCGCGGATCAATACTAATCGATTCAAAATTCGGACTTAACCCGCCGCCATCCCTAGATTTAGAATTTCTAGCTGTTCCGTTAGCAGTTATAACATTTTGACCAGCTGTCATCTTTGCAACAGCAACTCCAGAACCTAGAACATTATCTGGTGTTGCTCCTGGTTCTTCAAAATT